ATTCATAACTATTACCATTAATATCACCAGATCTTCTTAGAGCATGACCAAAACGATGTGCTAATGTCCATGCTGTTGTAGGTATTTTTTCGGCTCCTTTATTACTAGTATAAAAAATAGTAATATTGTTGTCATTAATAGGGATATCTAATTTTAATTTATCTCTAATAAAATAAGGATCTACTTCTCCAACCTCGGAATATTTCCATCCTTCTTTTGTAGAAACCATATAGATATCAAAATCCTGTCTGGTTTTAGCCCAAAGTTTTTTTATTTTTTCTACACCAGCAGGACTTGTTAAAATTCCACGGCTTGCTTTATCATATCCTCTTTTTTTAGAATTTGGTTCCCATTCTCCGACCAAATTAAAACTGTCTATGGGGGCTTCCTTTAATAAATCGGAATAGATGTTTTCTAATAAAATTTGATCGTTATCTCTCATTTTTTTCTTTTTCTTTTTTTAGGAACACAATTAGGAACCATTCTTTTTCCTTTTTTCTTCATTCCTTGTTGTTCATATCCATCCCAACAAGCTTCTAATATCATATTAAAATCTAAATATGATTCTGTTTGAGATTCGTTTTCACTAGATGAAATAGCACCGATTTGGGCCACAGCTTTCTTTTTAGTATCATGAGTACCAAAACATTTATTTCCTGCTTTTTTACAAACTTTATATTTATTACCGGATTTTTTTATAGTATAAGGCATATGTATATACTTATATAAATATAATATTTTTTATCAATTATCATAATATTATACCATTAAAACTACCGTCTTTTGATGATTGGTATACTGTGGATTGTGTGTGTTGGTAGGTCATGCAAAAGTTATAGAAAATTCACCCTCATAATTTCCCTCTGGAGTATTTGCGTGAGGCGTTTTTTTTGTAAGATAACCAGCATCACCGATTCCAGTTGATGCGTAAAAAAATGGAACTTCAACTCCAAATTCATTTTCCATAAAAGAACCTCCACAAATATCTGAAGAACAGGGACAATAAGCAATATATATCGGTGTTGGATTATGAGCGTATGGATCAGGGTCATAATATGTGCCTCTCCATTCACAGAGACTAATTCTTGAAACCACAGATCCGACTACAGGTTCATAAGAACAACTCGTCACCGTATAGCTGTTTGCAAAATTGTCTTTGGTCAAATCACTGGTTATAAGACACTCGTTTCCGCCTTCTCCACCGTCATCACCAAATTGCCAGACGATTGGATCTGCTCCGTCATTTAATAATATAAAAAATAGGCCTGCATCATCTGATCCGTCTTGTGGCCAAATATATCCAACACCTAAAACAAGTGCCGGATTTAATGTTTTTTGTAAAATTGTATCCGGCCTAAGTCCATCAGAGTAAATCACCTGATCTGGCAAATCGGCAACCGTATAAAGCCCATCGACCAACGCCTGTGCTGGATATGGACAGCATCCTAATGGTGTATAAGTATTAGTCGGTGTAGGAGTTATGGTCGGAGTATTAGTCGGTGTTAGACTAGGTGTATTAGTAGGTGTTCCTGTTGGAGTATTAGTCGGTGTTGGACTAGGTGTATTGGTAAGAGTATTAGTCGGTGTAGGAGTTATGGTCGGAGTATTAGTCGGTGTTGGACTAGGTGTATTGGTAAGAGTATTAGTCGGTGTTGGACTAGGTGTATTGGTAAGAGTATTAGTTGATGTAGGAGTTATTGTAGGAGTATTAGTAGGAACCAAAGACGGTACAGGCGTGGGTGTAGGAGGAACTGGTGTAGAAGTAGGTCTAGGGGTAGGTGTAGGTGTATACAAATATTCGGTATCGCAACAATTAATCGTTGTTCCGTCAAGACATTCAAAAACTAAATGTGGAATTTTTTCATAATTCACATATTTAAATTTACCACCAGCTAATTTAATTTTATTATACACTTTAAATAATTATTTTTTTTTATAATAAATGTTGATATTTATTGATTTTATAATAAAATATAAATAAATCATGTCAAAAATAGGAGTAGCCATAATAACCTTTAATAGACCCGAATATTATAAAAAAGTATTAGAAAAAATACCAAAACATAAAATAGATCATCTAATTGTTGTAAATGATGGTAACAATATATATGCTAAAGATACTGATGCTGATTACGTTATAAAAAATAATAAACAATTGGGGGTAGCAAAATCCAAGAATATAGCATTAAAAATTTTAATAGAAAAATACGAATGCGATTATCTTTTTATAGTAGAAGATGATGTTATAATTTTAGACGAAAATGTTTTTGATGTTTATATAGACACTGCGAATGTTTTCGGTATACATCATTTAAATTTTGAAAAGGTAGCCGGAAACGAGAAAACCCTAAAATATTCTTATGAAGCACCAGCAGGACATTCTATCGGATTTTATCATAATCCCCAAGGAGCATTTTCATATTTTCATTCCAACATAATAAAAAAATTGGGTTATTTTGACGAAAATTATATTAATGCGTTTGAACATATTGATTTAGAATTTAATCTAGCCAAAAATAAGGTAGCACCGCCATTTTGGTATTTTCCTGATGTTTTAAACTCTGATAAACTTTTAACAACAATCGAAGGTAGTAACGAGAATTCTACAATCACCGACAAAGAAAAATATAGAGAAAATTGGGATAAATCTGCTGAATATTTTGTAAAAAAACATGGTTTTTTTACAAATAGAATTGAGGAAATAGATAAAAATCTTTTATCGACGTTTTTAATAAATCTAGAAAACAATTACAATCGAAAAAAACTATTCAATAAAAATAAAAAACTAGCAATAATAATTCCGTATAGAGACAGAAAGACTGCTCTAGATAAAATTATACCAAAATTAACCGAATATGTATCAAAACAGGTTGAGAACTTTAAAATATTTGTAATCGAACAAGATAATAATAATCCTTTCAATAAAGGATTATTAAATAATTTAGGATTTTTATTAGAGCAAAATTTTGATTATTATTGTTTCCATGATGTAGATTTGCTACCGGAATTTTCGGATTATTCTTATCCAGAAAATCCGTCACATTTAAGTTCACATTGTAGTCAATTTGCATATGTTAACATACCGGATAAGATAATGGGAGGAGTTATAACATTTAGAAAAGAACATTTTATAGAAGTAAATGGTTATCCTGTTACATATAATGGTTGGGGTGGTGAAGATAATAATTTATATATTAGATGCGAAAAAAGAAATTTAACACCATTTAAACATATTTTTGGTAGATATTATTCTATTCCCCATAAACATAGATTGAGTGATCCACAAGAATTAGAAAATCATATTAAAAATGGTAAAAAAACAGAAGACCTGATAGCAGGTAAAACCAATATGCAAGATGATGGATTGTCGCAAATAAATTTATCAGACTATATTATTGCAAAAAGAGAAACTATTGAATTCGTGCATTATAAAATTAAAATATGAAAATTGCAATAGGTGTAAATATATTTAAAGAAAATAAAAACCAATTACTTGCGATTGAATGTCTAAAAAGAATAAAAGCAAATAATAAAAATGTTGAAATTTACAATATTGCGTTTGAGGAAGAACTTGTAAAAATTCAAGAATTTATAAATTTAGGTGGTTTAACAAAAAGCTCCATAGATTTAACTGGTAATACAAATGTAAAAAAACCAGTTTCGAACGAATTGTTTGATATTTTAAGCAGTCAAGATTGTGATTATTTTTTATTTGTTAATAGTGATATTTTAATTTCACAAAAAACTATAAACCTTATTAAAAAAGCAGAATACGAAACTTATATATTTTCTAGACATGAAATTAAACCTATATCAAATATAAACGAACCAATTTCACCTTATAAAATTGAGGTTGCTGGATTTGATGGATGGGCTATTAAAAACGATTGGTGGAAAAAAAATAAAAAAATTATACCAGAATGTATATATTCAGAGGTAGCATGGGATAATATTATGAGTATGTCGATTTTTCCTAATAGTAAATCAATATTATGCAATAAGGATTTTTATATCGGTCATATTTCACACGATAATAACTGGTCAAGAGAAACACCAGAAGGCCAATATAACATGAAAACATGGTTATCTATGCCTATAGCTCAAAAATGGGATTATTATATGCAATCGGTTTTATTTAAAAGACAACCATTCGGTTATTTTACGCAACCTTTGATAAATGAAGAAAGATTGGAGAAACAAATCTTAAAATGAAAACTATTGCATTTATAACTAATGTGTATGGTAACAATTGGAGACAAAATTTAGCACTAGAATCTATACATCGAACAATAGAAGATAAAAAAAATATAAAATGTTTTTTAATACAATTTAAAGACGAATTAATTTCAAACAAATATAATTTTGAAACTGTTCCAACGTTGAAAAGAAGTAGTTTAGATTATTTTAATACCAGTAAAAAATTACCTTTTATAAATGATATATTTGAAATAGGATCGAATTTAGATTTTGATTATTTTGTATTTATAAATAGTGATATTATAATAGATTATAAAATATTAAATTATATATTATTAGAAAGCCCAGAAGCAGTTGCGTTCTCAAGAGGTGAAGCAGATATAAATTCTAATTGGAATTTTGATTCGCCTTTAAACATATCAAGAATATCGGTAGCAGGATTTGATGCTTTTGTATTTGAAAATAACTGGTATCAAAAAAATAAAAAACTTTTTAAGGATATGTATTTAGGTAGACCTGTTTTTGATAATTGTTATTCATCATTAATGACCTTATTCTCAAAAAATATATTAAATAATAGGGATTGTTTCATATATCATCCTATACATGAGTTATTTTCTAATGAAAAAGATGATATGTACAATCACAATTTTGAAATTTCTAACACTATATATACCAATATAGTAGATTTTTGGCGTTTATTAGAAACGGAAACAATACAAAAAAGACCAGACCAATCAATTTTTTTTAAACATGATGCAAAAGAACCTATAAAAATTCTAGAATTAAAAGAAAAATTTTTAAAAGATAATCAAGAATTATACGAAAAATTAATACAATGATAAGAAGATTAGGAATAATACAAATGGGTAAAATAGGTGATATTTTAATTTTATTACCTATAGCCGAACATTATAATAAAATTGGATATGAAATAATATGGCCGATTGATAAAAACATAATAAAAAATTTTTTAGAGTATATTGATTATGTAAAATTTATACCGTGTGAATATGATTGTAACGATGCCCGTAAAATTTGTAATGACTATTGTTGCAATACAATTATTGATTTTTCATTTGGACTTCCAAATGAAAACAGTTTAAATAAAAAAGATTATTATGAACAAGATATATATTCTTTTGATGAATATAAATACCAAATAGCTAATATAAATTTTGAAAATAAATGGAACTTAAAAATTAATAGAGACTTAGAAAAAGAAAAGGAATTATATAATAAATTAGTAAAAAATGAAAATTATATAGTAACACAAGAAAATTCTTCAGATTTTAAAGTTACTTTAAAAATACCAGAAAATACAAATGAACAAAGAATAGAAATATCAAAACAAACAGAAAGCATATTTGATTGGCTTACTATTTTAGAAAACGCAAAAAAACATATTTTGATTGAAAGTTGCTTTACAAATTTAATAGATCAATTAAATATCAAAACAGAATCTCAAATTTGTATATTAAAACCATTATCATATTATGGTGGAAAAATAAAAAATAGTAGAATTAGAGGATTACCTGTGTTAAAATTAAATTGGAAATATCATGAATAATAAAATGAAAACTGTTGCTTTTACTTTAGTTTTAAACGGATTTCCTTTTATAAAAAAACAAGCGGAAATAATACCAAAAGTATTTGACGAATGGCATATTATAGAAGGGGCAACTTTACCATTGAAAGATACCGCATGGTGTAAAAATATAGATCAAACCTTTTACACCCATAAAAAATTATCAATAGATGGAACTAGCGAATTTATTGATACCATTGTTGATAATAAAAAAATATTTGTACATCGAAAGTTCGATTTCTGGAACGGAAAAACGGAAATGTGTAATCAAATTGAAAATATAATGGAAAATTGTATTTTAATGCAGATCGATGTCGATGAAATATGGGATCCTTCGATTTTAAATAATGTTTTAGATTACGCAGAAACCAATGACGAATTTGATGGAATGCTTTTCAAATGTAATTATTTCGTTGGTCCGAATTTAATAACAGAGGGGGAAAATTGTTACGGTAATAATCCAAATGAATGGTGCAGGTTATGGAAGATAAAAAACAAAACAAATTGGGTAAGTCATGAGCCGCCTCGAATAAATGGATTAAAAAGATTTTTAACCAGAGAATACACACAAAGTAAAAATTGGATATTCGATCACTATGCATATGTATTAGAATCCCAATTAAAATTTAAACAAAATTTTTACGGTTATCATGGTGCAGTAGACCAATGGCAAAAAATGCAACATTCTAACGATTTTCCATGTTTATTGAAAAATCATCTTCCTTGGGTAGATAGTTTCGTAATAGTTAAAAAAAATAATGGAAAAAATAGTTTTAATATCGCATTATAATACAGATTTAAAATGGTTGACTGAATTGCAAGTACCTTATGTCATCTATTCTAAATCTATAAAAGAACATAATTTTATAGATTTTAATAAAGGGCAAGAAATACCAATGTATTTAAAATTTATTATAGATTGGTATGATAAATTACCAGATAAAATCTTATTTTATCATGACCATTTAAATTCGCCTCACCAAGACACCGATTCTGTTACTATTATTAATAATGTTAACTGGGAATTAGACGAATATTTTTCGGTTAATAAAAGAGAATGGTATCAAACAATAGATAAAAACTCTAAAGTAGAACCAATGGGACTAAAATGGGTACAAGATTGCTGGTATTTGTTCGAAAAACATTTACCAGCCGTAGACAATTTGACATTTTTTTCGGGTGCTCAGTTTGTAATTAAAAAAGAATTAATATTACAATATGATAAAACCTACTATCAATATTTATATAATTGGATAAAAGAAACTGATATTTCAAATTATATAACCAGTAGAGTTTTTGAATACATGTGGCACTATATTTTTACCAAAAAAAACATAGAAACTTATCATGAAAATATTTTTAAATAATTCTTATGATTGTTATATAATATTAACACACTAAATATATTTAATATGTTAAAAACACACATATATGAAAATATTGACGGATGGTTCGATTTTCCAATATTATATAAATTAGCAGTTGAAAGAAGTAATAATAATTCACATTTTGTTGAAATTGGGTCATGGATGGGAAAAAGTGCATCGTTTTTAGCTGTAGAAATTATTAATTCCAATAAAAATATAAAATTTGATTGTGTTGATACTTGGAACGGTAGCGACGAACATAACAATTTTGATATTCTTAAACAAGAAGATAAACTTTATAATACATTTAAAGACAATATAAAAACATTAAATCATATTATAAATCCAGTTAGAATGGATTCTATTAATGCTTCTAAATTATATGAAGACAATAGTTTAGATTTTGTGTTTATTGATGCTGCTCATGATTACAATAATGTTAAATTGGATATTCAAAACTGGTATCCAAAAGTTAAAACTGGAGGATTATTTGCTGGACATGATTATACCCCAGCATGGCAAGGGGTAATCAATGCCGTAAATGAATTTGCATCAGAATTAAATTATAATATAAATAGAACAGATGTATCAGCTTGGCACGTCATAAAAAAAGTATAATTTTTCGTGATATTAAAAAGTAAGAAAAATTTTATAAACTTGATATAGTATTATTTCTTATGTTTTGAAAAAAAGATTTGAAAAACATATAATATAGCTTATATTATTGGTAACAAGAAAAAAATTTCAAAAATTTAGAATTCTTACGAGCATTAAATGAAAAATATCACGTTCAAAAAAATAAAAGTTCAAAATTTTATATCAATCGGAAATATTCCTTTAGAATTAAATTTTACAAAAGGTATAAACATTATTACCGGAGAAAATCTAGATAATATAGGAAGCAAAAATGGTATAGGAAAGACCACAATACTAAATTTTATTTTTTGGTCTTTATTCGGAGAAACAATCAACGAATTAAAAAAATCTAGAATCGTCAATAATAAAAGCAAAGAAGAATGTTCGGGTGAGATACATTTTAACGCCGATGATGATTGTTATAGCGTTAAGCGAGTATTAGAACCAGCATCTATTAAAATCTTTAAAAATGATGAAGACATAACACTTTCCACTATAGATAAAAATAATGAATTGATAAAGGAAGTATTGGGAATGAATCAAGATGTTTTTAAAAATACGGTAATTCTTACATCCGATAATACCGTTCCATTCATGGCTCAAAAGAAAATAGACAAAAGAAAATTTATTGAGGGTGTTATGAATTTAAACATTTTTACAGAAATGCTTTTAAAAATAAGAAAAGATTATAACGAAACTAAAAAAGAATCCGATACAAAAACAGCATTATTTTCAAACGAACAAAAAAATCTAGAAAACCTAAAAAATCAAAAAATTCTTAACGAAAAAAATAAACAAGATAAAATAAATTCGTTACAACTTAGAATCAAAGACAACGAAAACGAAATATTAAATATTAAAAATTTAAACGGTGATGTAGCAGAAACGATAAAAACATTAGAAGACGATATATCTAAAAAAGAAGAAAAATTAGTTAAAATCGAAAGTAAAGACATTCCTGACCTAAATGAAAAAATAAAAAATATACAAATACAAACAAACCTTAAAAAATCAAAAATAAATGATTTGTCAAAGGAATTAAATGAATATAAAAAAGCCACAGGCGCATGTCCAAGTTGTAAAAGACCGTATGCAGAAGATAACTGCAACACAGAGGAAAAAATAAAAGAGATTGATATTGATTTGGAAACATTTAAAAAAGAATATTCTGATTTATTTAAAGAAGAAAACGATTTAACATTAAAGGTAAATAATATTAAAAAAGCTGTTAGTGCCTCCAAGATAAAAAATACCGAAAATAAAAAAGAAATCGAACGTTTCAAAAACTTAAATAATCAAATAAAAATAATCGAAACTAAAAATGATGAAATTGAAAAAAATATTTCGGAATTAAGACTAGAAAAAAACAATATTGATACTTTGATTGAAAAGTCAAATGATCAAATTAAAGAGATACAAGATCAAATCAAATCTTTATATAAAGATCTTGATATTTTAGAAAATGCTAAAAATATAGTGTCAGAAGATGGTGTTAAAACCGTTATAATTAAAAAAATATTAACATTTTTAAACGAAAGATTAAATTTTTATCTTTCCACTTTAGAAGCACCTTGTAGTTGTTATTTTGATGATACATTTGACACAACAATTAAAACATTTACGGGAAAAGACATAGACTATTGGAATCTTTCTGGTGGCGAAAGAAAAAGAGTTGATGCTGCGGTTATATTCACATTTCAAGATTTATTGAAAATGCAAACAGGAATCGATACTAATATTAGTATATATGATGAATGGGCTGATAGTGCATTGGACGAAAAAGGATTGCTTAAATTTTTAGAAATATTAAGAAATAAAGTAAACAAAGGAAATGATGCAATTTATATAATTTCACATAATCCAAATATTTCAAATATGGATATAGATAATATAGTATTTCTGGAAAAGAAAAATGGTATAACAACTATAAAATCATAACTTGTAATTTTTGAAATATATGTAATTATAGTACATATGGCAATTTCGATTAGACAAGAAGAAGATAACACTAAGGGTAAAGTAGTCTATCAATATAAAGCAGTACAAACAGGATTACCTAATGCTCCTATGGGTATACCAGCAGGATCACCAACATTTTCTTATGCCGCAGCAACACCGATTAAAGTACCAGAACCACCACCAATCGAAATGCCTGAAGCCAATTTACCGAGAGCATTAAATTATTATGCTGATTATGGTGGATGTGGATACTGGAGAATGATATGGCCTGAATATTTGATCAATGGGTATAATAAGGGGGTTATATCAGGGTTAACTCAAATGATTCTTGATATGCGTTTTTATGGGTCTTTGAAGGCGATTCGAATGCAAAGACAAGCAACCGATTCTCAGGTTGCTTTTGTAAACGAATTACACAAAGTTAAAAAAGAACACGGATTTAGATTGATTTATGAAATCGATGATATTGCTCTACGCGATGACATCCCGCTTTATAACAGATGCCGTGATGCATTTACAGATCAAAAAATAGTAGATAATATTATGAAAGTTATGGGTTCGGTTGATGAAATTACAGTAACATGTAAATTCATGAAAGAATATTACCAAGATAAAACAGGCAATAAAAATATTACCATCCTGCCTAACTATGCTCCTAAATTTTGGTTAGATAGATATTATGACCGTAAAAAAATAGAAGAGCGTTTTGAAAAAAATAAAAAACAACCAAGAATTCTTTATGCTGGTTCTGGTACACATATTGACGTATTAAATAGAACGGGTGGAAAAGATGATTTTGGTCATATAATCGAGTCAATCATCAAAGCCAGAAAAAAATTTAAATTTGTTTTTAAAGGTTGTTACCCCGTAGCACTAAAACCATTTATCGATTCGGGTGAAATGGAATATTTTCAATGGTCACCTTTATTTGAATTGCCTAGTGGTATTGATAAAACTGGATGCAATGCTGTGTATGCTCCTCTGGTTGATAATATTTTTAATAAGTCTAAATCTAATATTAAAATGATCGAATCTGGTGCGCTTGGACTACCCGGTGCATTCCAAGATCTTTGTACATACGAAAAAGCACCATTTAGATTTACTACAGGCGATGAATTAATTGATCAACTTTCGACTATAACCAAAAACATTGATTCTTATATGAAGCATTCTATTGATGCTAGAAAATATGTCGATACAATGTGGCTAGAAGATCATTTAGATGAGATAGAAGCAGTGTACTTCACTCCTTATGGTAGCAAAGAAAGAAACGAAAAAGCTCCAAGATTGATTGAATTGAATCCCGAACAAAAAATAAATTGACCCTGACACTATGTTAGTGTAAGATACCGACATGGCGTTTCGGAATATTTTTTATAACAACAAATCAGGATCAATTCATGTTTGGTCATGGGACGAATATGGTAATAGGATAGAATCCGATCAAACCGTAGAACCGTATTTTTTTATAGAATCTAATGATGGAACCGATGGGCTATCTATTTTCAAATCAAATTTAAAAAAAATAAAATTTGAAAATAATTATGATCGGAGAAATTATCTAGAATCATCTCCTATTAGAAAAATTTATCATAATTTACCAGTAGAACAACAATATCTTCTGGATACATATAAAAATGGTATTACTGCCGAATATCCATTAAAAACGTTTTATCTTGATATTGAAACATACGCAACCAATAGACGATTTTCTACACCGGAAGATGCGTCAGATCCTATTAATCTTATCACTATATATGATAGTATAAGTAAAAAATTCTATACATGGGGATTAAAAAATTCATATTATACAAAAGATGATGATATAGTTTATACTAAATGCGATTCGGAAAAGGAACTATTAGTACTATTTTTAAAATTTTGGAGATCAGATTATCCCGATGTTGTTACTGGTTGGAATTCGCATGGATATGATATTCCTTACATCATCAACAGAATCGAAAAGGTTTTGGGCGAAGATAAAAATATAAAACTTTCTCCGGTTAATAAAATTTGGTTAAAACCTAAAGCTTCGGTTAATTTAAAAGGACAAGCAAAAGATAGATGGATTATTTACGGTATATCACATTTAGATTACATGGACGTATATCAAACTTTTGCATTAGGAGACAGAGAATCATACTCTTTAAATTATATATCAGAGTATGAATTAAAGGAACAAAAAGTAGCATTCAATTCGGTTTCTCTTTCAGATTTAGCCGATGAAGACTGGCATACTTTCGTTGATTATAATATACAAGACGTAAAACTTTTAATTAAACTTGAGGAAAAATTAAAATATTTAAAACTGGTTCAAAATTTGGCATACAAAGGATTCATACCGTTTGAAAGAGCTATGGCCAAGGTTCAATTGATTACAGGAGCCGTGGCATATCAAGCAATGCAAGATGGAATGTATATTCCTACATACAATATAAAAAATGAAAAGGGAAAATTTGAAGGTGGATATGTAAAAGAACCCGTACCCGGTCTGTATGAAAACATTGTAACCTATGATGCAAATTCTCTATACCCGAATACCATCATAACTTTAAACATATCACCAGAGACTAAAATAGGAAAAGTTAAAAAGATAAACGACACTGATTATTCTTTAAAATTATCCAATAATAAAGAAGTCACTATTTCACAGGAAAAGTATGATAAATTAATAAAGCGTGAAAACTTGTGTGTTTCAAAAGCAAATGTTTTATATACACAGAAATTTAAGGGAGTAATTCCGAAATTCGTAGACAATCTATATACACAGAGAGTTGCCGCCAAAAAAGAACAAGGCAAATACGAAGAACTACATGCAAAGGAAAAGGATATCAACGTTAAATTAAAATATGAAGAATATATAAATGATAATAAAACATTGTCCGAGGTTTACAAGGTTGTTTTGAATTCTTGTTATGGGGTTTTCAGTCAAATATATTCCCCACTATTCGACCTAGATCATGCGGAATCTATCACATTAACCGGACAATCTGCGGTAAAAGAAGGCGCACAAATAATTTACAATAAATTTGTTTCTGATGGCGTTAATTGTAATGTTGATGACATTATTAGATATTCTGATACGGACAGCGTTTTTATAGAATTTACAAAAATACTAGAAAATAAAGGTATTAAACTGTTAGATAACGGTAAAGTCGGAAAAGATGCTAACAATATAATCGAGGAATACGGAAACCATTTAAATATTGAAATTCAAAAATGGGCTAGTAAAGAATTAAATTCATCAGATCCTCGATATGTGTTTAAAAGAGAAAAAATATGTGATGTCGCGGTTCTACAAAAAAAGAAATTTTATATTCTACATATTTTGGATAGCGAAGGTATATCTAAAAACGAATTTCTTTATAAAGGTATCGAAGTAGCAAAATCAATTTTATCAAAAGAAGTCAAGGTTCTTATTAAGAATAGCATAGAAACCGCAATTCTTTCAAAAAATAAAGAAAAATCTATGCAAATCTTTAATGAAAGTTTTGAAAAATTTTTAACTTTTGATGAAGAATTATTGTCGTTGAGAAAAAAAGTAAACGATTATGATAAAGGAGAAAGAGGATATGTTGCTGGTAAATATGCTCTAGGAACTCCAAATCATACCAAAGCTGCTATAAATTATAACCATCTTCTTAAAATTTTAGAAGTCGATAACAAATATTTAAAAATTGGTAACGGTCAAAAATTTAAATTTTTTTACTGTGAAAAAAACAGATACGGTTTTTCTAATATGGGATTTTTTACAGATTATCCTAAAGAATTTAAAAATATTATAAAACCCGATTATAAATTAATGTTCGAGAAAACTGTTGCGCCTATCATCGGAAGAGTATATTCTATTGTCGGTTGGCCTAAACCCAAGGTTGGTTTTGACTACCATACAAATTTATTAGACCTCTTCTCTTAATTTTTTTAAGAGTTCTTGCGCCCAATTACTTACACGGTTTTGATATAATTCTTGAAACCCATCTACTTTACCTATTAAATCATTATAAGAGTCGGATTCAATAATTTCATCATCAAGTTTCAAATGAGATGCATAAAATTTTTCGGTTTCGGGTTGAACCCAAATCTTAAAATTTTTATAATTTTTATTTAAAAGTCTCCAATTCATAATTAATAGTAAAATTGTACTTGAAATATTTACCATTTATGTTAAATTAATAATGTATGGAAAATACTACAGAAACAGAAACAAAAACAAAACTAATCACATTCCTTGACCCAATCGGAAGAACCATTTTGGGTGAAGATGCTACAACCGAAACACAATTCGGAGTTAAAAATCCGGTAATTCTACATGTTGTACCGGATAACCAAGGTCGCATGTCAGTACAGCTATTACCAATTTTCTTCAGAGAATTTTTGGCCGACAAATCGGAAGATGTTATTTTTTATTATAAGTGTGATAGTATTACAAAGACAAATCTTGAAAATTTGGACTTTAGACTTCAGGCTCAATACAACCAACTCTTTAATAAGGCAAATATTTTTGTTCCGCCAACAGGAGAAACCGGAGAACAAAAGACCGAAAAAGTGGTGAATCTATTTGATGAATAGGTTAGTTTGACATATAAAAAGAAAAATCCCGAAATGCTTTGACATTTCGGGATTTTTTGTTACTATACTACATTATGGCTAAAACAAAAAAAGAAACAACAGATGAACAAGAACCAATTGGTGATATCGATGATGCATTTAAAATACTAGACGATTTAAATCCAGATGCGGCTTTTTTGGATGAAAACACTTTGTCTACCGTTAAGGAATGGATTGATACAGGCTGTATGGCCCTGAATGCTATTATTTCCGGTTCTTTGTATGGCGGTGTTCCTATGGGAAGAATTACAGGTTTTGCTGGACCACAAGCATGTGGAAAGACTTTAATGGTTAATAAGATTATGGCTCATGCACAAAAAAAAGGTATGAGAGTTGCTTATTTCGATACAGAAAATGCACTAGATCCAGAAACGGCTTCAAATTTGGGATGTGATCCTAAAAAAATCAAACATTGCCCAACCGAAGTTATCGAAGACTGTAGAAACCAAATTGTAAAATTTTTGAAATCTATTATCGAAAATAAATTGAATGGAAAAGTATTACTCGTAATCGATTCTTTAGGAAATTTAATATCTTCCAGAGAAGCAAAGATAATCGATGACGGTAAAGACTCAGCAGACATGGGCGCAAGGGCTGTAGCATTGAAAAGTATGCTTAGAGCAATTACACACGCAGCAGCAAAGGCTAACTGTCCGATTGTGTTTACAAACCATATCTACGACAATCCTGGTGCAATGTATCCGACTCTTATCAAAAACCAATCAGGAGGTTCTGGTCCTTTGTACATGAGTTCTGTATTGGTTCAGATGTCAACAAAACAAGAAAGAGTAGGAAAATCTGACAATAAAAATTCTAACGACGAGGTTACTCCATTGTCAAAAGATGTTAATGGTCTAACAATGAGAGCATTAACAACAAAAAATAGGTTTGTACCGCCATTTTTGGAATGTGAGATGTATTTAAATTTTCGTACAGGTATTTCTAAATATTCAGGTCTTTTAGAAATGGCCGAAGGTTATGGTATAATAGCAAAACAAGGTCATCGGTATGCATTGGGAGAAGAAGTTATAGGTTTCTATAAAGATTGGCGAGATGATGAAGCAGTTTGGAATAAGATTTTACCCAAACTTGAAGAAAAATTACAATCGGAATTGAAATTTAAAAAAGAAGACGCATAATAGTCGAATGCAACCGAAATCTCTTTCATTCGATAAAAAATTATTCGAAAAGGTTTTTATCTACAACTGTCTCAAAGATCCACTATATCTTGAGACAGTTGTAGATTATGCAAAACCATCATTTTTCGAAGATGAAAATATAAGAACCGTTTATGGTTTGTTACATTCGTATTTCTCATCACACAAAAAAGTACCAAATACAACCGAGTTAAATTTACACATTACTGATAGTGATACAAGAAAATCACTAAAAGATGTTTTAATATCATTACAGACAATAGATAAAACATACGACAACGATGTACTTTTAAATATAACCGAAAAGTTTTTAAAGGAAAAAACCGTATTCCAAACAGTTCAAAAAACATCAGTAGAAATTCAGTCGGGTGATTTTGATACTGCTAAAATATTTAAAGACTTTGAAACCGCTTGTAATATTTCGTTGGTTCATGATTTTGGCTTTGATTATCTAGAGAATATCGATAAACATTGCGAGGATTTATTAAAAACTTTTGAAACAATATCTACAGGATGGTCTTGGTTAGATGATAAAATTGGCGGTGGGTTTATGTTGCATGGAAAAGCACTGTACATATTTTTCGGTCAAACAAACGTAGGAAAATCTATATTTTTAGGAAATATCGCAACAAATGTATTAGCCCAAAATAAAACCGTAGTCTTGATTTCTATGGAAATGTCTGAAGAAGTATATGCAAAAAGAATTAGTGCATGTTTATCCGATATTCCTATGAGCGATTTGATGGAAGAAATAAACGCTTTAAAGGAAAGTTTGAATGATTATAAAAAAAATCATGACAATTCAAAATTAATCATCAAAGAATTCCCCCCTAAAAGTGTTACACCGTCTCATATAAAAACATATATCCATCGACTGATTCGTAAAGGAATTAAACCTGATCTAATTGTTATAGATTATCTGTCTCTTATTTCATCAGGGACCAAAGGATTAAACAGTTACGAATCCCAAAAAGAAGTAGCCGAACAAATTAGAAGTTTATCATACGAATTCGGTTGTAGTATTGTAACAGCGGTGCAGACTAATAGATCGGGTTACGGTGATGATCAACCAGAATTGGATTCTACAGCAGAATCCATGGGTATATCACACACTGTAGATGCTCAGATAGCTATTTGGACTAGCGACGAAGATAAAGACCTACAACTAATCCATATGGGTATTGTTAAAAATAGATTTGGTCCAAGGGATTGTAACAGTATTCTAGAAATAGATTATCCAACACTACGACTAAGAGAACCAGATGATGTTACAAATGATTTAGTGTCACAATCTAGACCAATTAAAAAATCTAACGATAAATCATCTAATGCCACTAACAATTTAAACATTAAAAGTACATTAGATTTGATTCAAAGCTTAGATAATGATTGAAAAATATTATATTTTATATAAATATATAAAATATAAATGGATAATTGTTTTCACATTTTCAATCATAAAGATTTAGATGGCGTTTTAAGCCTTCTAATATTTAAATGGTTTTTTCCAAAATCTTCTATAACATATAGAGCAGTAACAAATATTAATGTAGAGGTTCAGATAGAAGAATATATCAAAAATACTATAAATCCTCATAATGTTTATATATTAGATTTAGCTCTAAGAGAATCTTTTAAACAATTTGATTTACCTTTTATAACTTTTATCGATCATCATAAAAGATCAGAAGAATTTAAAGGGTTATTTTCAAATTCTAAAATTATACATAAAGAATATAGTTCAAATGTAAAATTTGTTTATAAAATTTTTGAAAAAACAAATCCTGTAGAATTATCAAAAGAACAAAAAACATTGATTTTGTTGGGGGATGATTTCGATTCGGGTGAAAATAAAATTAAAGATTCTTACGATTTAAATATACTTTTTTGGGCATTGTATCGAAATAATATTGGCAAATTTTTAGAAAAATATAATAAGGGATTTTTTGGATTTACCGAAAAAGAAAAAAATTTAATCCTACAAACCAAAAAAGAATCAATAAATTTATTAAAGGAACTACCATTATTTAAAGGTTCTTTGAATATAGAAGGCGGATACAGAAATGTCATTTGTAGTCATGGTGAGCACACAAATACATTAACGCTTGACTATATGATGAAAAAATATGATAGCGATATTTTATTTTTTATAAACACTAAAAACGAAAAGGTCAGTCTAAAACAAAAAAAATCAAATAATATGATAGATTTAGCAAATTTCGCTAAAAAATATTGTGATGGAAACGGTCATACGTTATCCGCTGGTGGAAATATTACGGATTTATTTATGGAGTTGACAAAAAATTTTAAACCTATATGATAATTACATCATCACAACAAATACAAGACATTTTAAACCCATCTGAACAATTGAATATGGTAGAATTTGAAATGATTACGATGGTTTTTGCGTCTTATATTTGTATAATAAAAAACAAAAAATTAAATTATTTAAATTTTTTAAAAATTTTGGTGGAAGATAAAAAAATACAACAGATATACTGTAAAGCTTTAGGAGATGATTGTTTTCAGAATGTCGTAAAAACATATTTGAATTCTACCCCAAATGTTTATAAAAAAATATTTAGATCAAAATTCAATAAAAGCATAAAATGCAAATAACCGAAATCGAAAAAAATATATACAATTGTTTTCTAAAACATTTTAGAAATGGCGAGCCTTTTAAACCTAGAAAAAATTTTGACGATGTATCACCATTGGTATTATCAGACGTAAAAAAAGTTTCTAGACTTTTTGAGAAATTCCAATATATAAACTGGAATGAATTTTTTGGAGCACCGAGAAGTTTAAATCCAGATGAAAAATGCCCCAATTTAAATTTTTTTACTACCAGAGCAGCTATTAAAAGTTACAATCTATATAAAAAACAACAAGAAAACCGAAATCCAGAACATCAATTAGACGAAATCAAAACTGGAATGCATCATATAGGTATGTTTTGTTTAAAAAATAAAATACATCTTAATGAGTATGTACAGCATAAAAACCAATTATTATATACATGGATTAAAGACTACCAAGAACACAAAATCAATTTATATTGTATTTTGGATTTGGGAGACATATCAAGCCAATTAAACCGATTAACCGAAGACGAACGAGAATTATACGCAAACGATATTTTAAAAAGTATCGGAACCGCTAAACTTAGATACCACAACACACCTACTGTAAAAACATACGTAAACGAATCACACAAAAAAATAGAAACTTTTTTAAAAAAACACTTGCAATAAAACTAAACTAATGCTAACCTATAAAAGAATTCAAAATTCACAAATATGAAATACAATACATCACTATTCGAATCTATCAAAGATTCTTTGAACAAAAAGCAGCAAACATCTGATAGCGGTTTCAAGGATTTCCTAAAACTTGAAAAGGATAATACATATATCGTAAGACTCCTTCCGAACGTAGAAAATTTCGAAAAAACCTTTCTACATTATTATTCACATGTTTGGAAGTCGAATAAAGATAGTTCGATGGTGAATGTTTTTTGTCCTAATTCCTACGGCGAACGATGCCCTGTAGATGAATACCGCTCTAAGGTATGGAAGTCTGGTTCAGAAGAAGAAAAGGAATCCATCAAGCCTCTTAAGCGAAACGAAAACTGGTTGGTTAATGTCTTTGTTATCAAAGATCCTACTAATCCAGAGAATCAAGGAAAGATTAAAATTTTGAGATACGGCAAACAACTTGACAAGATTATCATGAATGCTATTCAGGGTGATGAGTCAGAAGAATTTGGACCAAGAATTTTCGATCTATCCGAAAATGGTTGCAATCTAAAGATCAAGGTAGAATCAAATGAAGGCGGTTATGCTACTTATGTGGCCTCTAGGTTTCAATCACCGACTGAAATTTCTGATCTGGAAAATCCTGATAGTATTTACGAGTCGATTAAAAACCTTGAAGATATTTTTAAACAGCAATCTTACGAGGATATTCAAAACACATTGGATACTCACTGGTTCAATAAAACATCATCAGTCAAAAATCAAACTAAAACAGTCGATCCGGATGAAGACGATGTTGAGGTTAATGTTAAGGTTGATACTAGCAGCAAATCAACAACCGAAGAAGATCTAGAAGCTCTTTTGAATGATCTGTAATTCTTATGCAAGATCCTTATGAAAATCTAGAAGTTGCAAAGCTGGCCGCTGCTCTAAGCGGCCAGCTACGCAGAATTGACAAAGAAACCGAATCATCGATGCCAGCAAATCGTATCGATTTGAGAAAGTTTCAACAACAGGTGGTAAATGCTGCAAATCCAAATGCAGCAAGACCTGTTGATTTTGGTGGATATCAAAATCAAGACGAAGCTCGAATGATGGAGTTTTTAAATAGAGAGGCATTAAATAAAATACCGGATTTGATACCGCCTCCAAATTTTCAGCCACCATCAGTCAATATTCCAGCACCAGTCAATATCCAACAACAAGTTCCGGAAATTCCACAAGTATTTCAAGTACAGCAACAATTACCAGAAATTCCAAAAATTAATTTGCCTGTTGTTAATCAAGAAACAACCGAAGAATTGATTAAGGCTGTTAAAGGTATTGACGATTCATTGAAACAATTGTGTGATTTTTTTATAAATGACTCCTTTAAAAAAAAGGAAAAAAAATTAATTCCGGTCTTGAAAAACAAGAAGATGGTAAAAAAGAAAACAATTGCATCGAATATTCCGAATCCATTGGAAACTGTTCAGATATACACGATGAGTCAGGAAGAAGAATCGAGACTGTTGAAAGAAATAAATACACATCAAAAGAATTTACAGAATGCCCAATAAATCAATTCCATTACCTAAAAACTATTTGGAAAAAATTCTCAAACCAGTTAATAAACTTACTGAATCATGTGTATTAAAAGGTAAAGGCGAAAATCTTTTTACAGTCTGTGCATCCGACGACAAATCTGTAATATTATATGCTCGATTAAAATTGCCAGTAATATTAGAGGAAGAAGTAAAATTAAATTTAATAGGCGTTAAAAAATTATTATCTGGTTTAGATTCTTTGGGAAATAATGGTAATTTTTCTTTGATTTTGGGTGAAAATTTTATTAAGTGTCAAACCGAATATAATGAGGAAAAAACACATTTTAAATATCACCTAGTAGATGATTCTATAATCAAAGAATTTCCTATAAAAATTGAAAAGATAACAAGTATTTCTTATGATACTGAGTTTGAGTTGACTACGGAAAAAGCCAAAAGAATTTTATCAGCATCTTCCTTTGCAACCGAAGCCCAAAAAGTTTATTTTTATCTATCCGATGGCTTGATAACCGCCGATATAAACGATAAAACCATGCAGAATATTGATAATATGGTAATTCCTATTACTAATAAATGGATTGGTGATGAATTGCTGGGAAATTTTCCTATCAGTTTAGAGATCTTTAAGAATCTAGTGTCGTTAAAAGAAAATATTAAGGTGAAAATAAATAATGAGTTTAAGGTTGCTATTTTTAATATAATTGAAGATGATTATTTAGAGTTGAAATATATTGTTTCCTCGTTAATTAAATAATATAAACATTTTATTATTATGGCAAAAAATAAAGTCACCACATGTTCATATTTCATAAAAAGAATGAGAGATTCTGGTTATGTTTGTGATAAATTACCTATAAATTACACAGATACAGATCCTCGTTCTTGGAGTGTTATATTAGATCCTTATCAAACAAATGTGATTATTACATGTTTTAATAATCGTAATGAATTAGATGAGGAATATTTTGAATTGCATGATGGTGGACAATATATAACCGAATATTTTAAGATTAAAACTAGTTCTATCGAGGTTATTATAGAATATTTGATTAAATTTGGTGTCAATAACAAATCAATAAATTATTAATTTTTAAATTTATGACAAGAAAATCATCAAAAAATAAAATAACAGAAATAGCCAAAGAAACAAAAACACCTGATCTATCGTCGGTAAATGTACAAGATATAGAGGAAAAAATTCTAACAGCTATTAATAACCAAGAATTGCAAAGAGGTATCGAAAAATGGATAAGAAGTAATGCTCAAAAACAAAAAGAAGCGAATAGAGATTTAGGTATATTGAGTGGTATTATTGGAGAATATTTAGATTCTTATATTCTATTTGGATATAATTTGGAAGGAGAAAGAATCATAATACAAAGCCAATCATCCCCAAAAGATAGAGATGCTTTAATGGAATTTTTAAAAGTTGTTTTTTTAAGAAACCATCAAGGTGATATAGGAGATATGAATGAATAATCAAGATCCGATTTGTGACCCAACACTTTCAGACGAAGAAATTAAAAAATTAACATCACCAGCTAATACTTCTAATTTTCAAGATCCTACTTGCGATGATGGAGGAGGCGGTGGCGGTGGAATTTTAAATAAAGATAATTTATTTAGTTATGTTAATGCGCTAACTTCACCTTTTACAAACATAAACGATATAAAGCCGTTTTTGTGTGAAGTAATGCGTGTTGCTGGGTTAGATCCTTCTATAATCGATAATATTGATCCGGTTTTAAACGAAGATCCCGAAAGTTCATTACAAGATTATCAAGATCAATTGTTAAATTTTGATGCCTTAAAATGTACTGGTGATCCTAGATTAAGCATGGGAGATTTTCTAGAAAAAATGATGAATCAATATATGCCTATAGCCGAAGCTCAGGTTGAATTGATCCGTTCAGGTCAAGGTGTAGAAACCCCATTAACATCAGAATTCTTGGAAACAAAAGCATTGGAATATATAGAGAACATTTTTAACGATAAAACTAAAAGATTTACTGATCATGTTATATCTATTTCTACACCGTTATTGCAAGAAGAAAGAGAAAAAGCTATAAGAAATGCCAAGTCCGAAATAGTTACATATTCAGGATGGGAAAGATATGCGGTAGGACACGAAATCGGAGAAACTGTACCACTCTGTAATAACTTAGATACATTTGTTTATATGTTCTATGTAAAAATCGAAAATTTTACAGAAAAATATAATATAGCAACTAATACAGTAATAGAAAGAAAGTCAAACCATCCGACTAAAGAAAGAAAATATTTTAGATATTATGTCGATCAAAAAGATTTGGTTGCTAAAAATTTAAATACTAAATTAGTCATAACAAAGGAAAAAGGTTTTGAAAATACTGATCATGCGGTTGCTATGGGTACATATAGTATACCTAACTATTAAAAAAAAATAATATTATTAAAAACCGAAGATTTTTTTAAATCTTCGGTTTTTTTGTTTTAATTACATTCTTCGCTTAGTGTAAATCGGACTAAATCTCTAGGAGATATTTCGCCGTTTTCATCATATTTCCATATTTGACTATTCGGTGTAATATCATAATCAATCGTGATATTGGTTCCGGTAAGGCCGTCACCAATAGTAAATTGATTTCCGGATATATCGGTATATATTGTTATTTGATTTCCCGATAGATCATTTGTAACAGTAATAAAATCACCAGAAACTCCGGTTAGGTTTGTATTGGTAGTTGTTATTATAGTGTTATTATAATATCCTTCTGGTATTATTCTGCCATAATTTAAACTATTTGAAGGAACACCATATCTAGAATTTCTTGCGGTTCTTCTTCTAGATGCGTTTGAACCTGTGCTGAAACCAAATCCACCGCCACCGCAACCAGCTAATGAATGAGGACCACCCACAGGATCGTCTCCTTGAGATGGTGCTGGATTAGGTGCTTCTGAACTAGGGTCATCAGCCATATTGACCCAAGCTGCATTATCAGCCGCTCTGGTCATTTGTGGTGCATCAAATTGATGAGAATGATCATCAGGAACCTTGGAAGAATTTGATGTAAAGTTATAAACAACACCAGTTCCAGTATAACTAACAAATATTCCTGTAGGCACAGGATGAATACCTATCATTAATAAAACTCTATCATAAACTTCTTGGAATATTGTTAACAGTCCTTTAGGGGTAAGCATCAACATTTTTAATGGATTGTCACGAACCAATAAATTTTTAATCTTATCGAATATATTAATACCAGCCGCTCCACCCGTATAATATGTTGTTGAATTTGAGGTTGATTTTGGAGAAGAATTAGAAGTTGTTTCAGATCTCATTGTTTTAATCTTGAGGTGTTTTACTGATAATGCACCGTCTATCGTAACAGACCCTTTGACTCCTAAATTTCCGGTCACACCTAAATTTCCATTTACACCTACATTTGGTGCTGTTAATCCAATACCCTTTGCCCCTGTTATATGAACCTTTGCGCCGTTTACATTTGTAACATTTTTAGATGTTAAAATCGCTGGACCATCCATAGAATTCAAATCCAAAAATCCGCCAGTAATAGATATTTTTCCGTTGGTTTCCATCGAAATACCCGGTGATCCAGCTATCATTTTAATGTCATTTGCGGCTCTAAAAAATATATCACCAGCAGATGTTTTATTGGGAGGCATAAAAACAACAGTTTCTACCTTTTCTCCCGATGGATGAAGAGGATTTGCTTTAGCACCAGTTCCCTTTTTAAGACCTGTAGGTATAACACTACAATCATCTTTTAATTGCTGTGCTACCTTAGCATTATTAGTCTGATCACCGCCAGCATCAATTCCGTAAGAACCCTTAACTGTTTGTACGTTTGAACCGGGTTTATGATTTTTTGCGCTTTCGTTTATTTCATTTTGTTTTTGTGCAAAGGTTTCGGCTGATTTTTTATTAGAATTTTCTATGGTTTGTGAATAAGATTTAACCTTTCCTTTATTACACATACCACATCCTTCTCCTCCCGATACAGCTAATGCACTAATTTCACTTAGCATCGGTGTTACTATAAAATTTATTAAAAATTTAGTTACGCCCCAATTCCAACAATCCCATGGTAAAATATTAGAAAATTTTCTAATAGTTCTTAATATTCTTTGAACAAAATCCGATTTATCATCCGCTAATTTTTGTTCACATATAGGACAATTTATTTCTTCTCCCCCTTTAGATATATCACTCGCCTGTTGATTTGCTATTTCGTTTACAGCGGATTGTTCTTTTTTTAAATAGTCATCAGATTTTTTTTGATCTTTTTGATCAACACCGGAAACCGTTTTGACATTCCCGTTTAAAACTATTTCTGATGCAGTTAAAGTTATACGGCGTTGATTGTAAAAAGAAGAACCCTCATCATTTATACCGATACCTGCTGCATTATCAACAGTACCGATAGTTATATTATTATCTATCATCGATAATTTAGCTCCAGCGGCATTATAAAATTGAGCACTAGAAGAATTTAAAGGCAGTTCTCCTTTATTAGTTATAGATGATCCGCTAAATTCCATACCTGCAAAATTAGTAACTATTCCGGTAGTACTAGTAAATTGCGAAGGCGTTGTAGACATATCAGAAAAAGAAGCAGGTAATGGACTTGTATTTTTCGGTCCCTCTGATGCATTTTGATTATATATTCCCCATGAATCTTGGACACATGCAAAATATACAGGTCGTTGTATTTCCCCTCCATAAAAAAATGCCCACAATTTAGCACCCATAGCAGGACAAGAAAAAAGTCCTATTGGTTTTGGTCCATAGTTAGCATAAGGAATAGAGGGCGAATTAGCTCCATTATTAGGTTCTGGATTAGCCGAAGCTACTTCGGGATTCATTGGAGATATTTCTATATTATTATTTTTAGCATATTCTGAAGCTTTTACACCTGAAGCAGTTCGATAAGTTTTTGCGGCATCAGATCTATATAAAAATTCCGCTCCTCTTGTACCTTGTGCCACAATCTGACCATTTTTATACCAATTTCCAGTAACACCAGCAGCAATTCTTCTATCGGCAACCGGATTACCCGCTTGATTTGATGCATTATCAGTTGCTAAATTTGTTATATTGCTCCCTTTAACAAAAACCTCATTAAAAGAATTTTGAAACCCTGCATTCGGGGAACCTACACTTTTAAAGGAACTTGTTGGATAATATCCACCATTTTGGATAGGAATAAACTGTTTTTGAACCACTTTTTCAAGTGACGTTCCTCCAAACATTGCTCTATTCGCAACAGTTTCCATCCAAGTTTGTTGATTTCTTGGATCATTGCCAACTTCATTTACGGCTCTTTCGTATAAAGAATTTATCAAAGATGGGTCTTTTGATAATTCATTAAAAAAATATTTTTGTCTATCTTCAGCTAATTTATTATTAGATGAACCCGATTGTATAGATTGAAAATTTTGTTTTGTTCCTTCGATATCATCTACAGGATCACTAGAATCTGCCGGATTGGGTAAAGGTTGTTCCGGTGGATATCCAGCAGAGGGATTATCGGGATTTTTAGTATGATCGGGAGTTAATGCGGTAGTACCAGTATTTTGATTATGATAAGCACTAGTAGCAGTTCCAACAACAGGAGCAGCACATTCAGCCCACGGAAGAACTTCTCTTAAATCTTTTATTATATCTGGCGTAAAAACATTAGGATCGATATGCCCAAAACTTAAATCCTTTAAATTTTTATTAATTTTTTTATATAGAGTATTCGACACACCGGGAAAAAATATCTGACATCTTCCTCTAAATTCTGGATCGTGCTCGGCTCCTGTTATTACTATACCTAAATAATTTCCGTATAATTTTTTTTTCATATATTAATCGTCCGCCATACTTGAATTTGCTTTTATATACGCATCAGTTTTAAATACCTTTCCTAATGTATTGCTCACTGGTTTTACAGAATTCTTTAAGGCTGATCCGGTTTTGTTTAATTCTTGACCTGTAACATTAATAAAGTTTTTAATACTCATTTCTACAGGATTTACTGGATTGTTATTATCATCTACAAATTTACCATCAGCGGTTTGATGTATATTTGGACCCATAGAAGCAGGATTAGGAGTAGAAACACCCAGCCCACCAGCAATACCATCAGCTCTTCCCACAAAATAGTCAGCCGCTCTTAGTGCTGGATATTTACCGCCATATTTACTAACAAGAGCACCATAAAAGTTTCCTTGTAATGCACTCATAACATAGCCGTATCCATAATTATTTAATTGATCGGTTAAAAAACCATTAGGGTCAGATCCAACTTGATCAACCAAATCTATTATTTTTTGAATATCTGGAGGAATCATACCCTTTAAAATAGAAAAAGGATTTCTAACCATATTTGAAGCAGCATTTATATAACCTTGAAAGGTATTTAAATATTGAAAAAATGAACCTTTACCACCAAACATAGATGAAAAGAAATTTACATCATCTAATAAAGTTTGAATTGCTTCTAAAATTAAACAAATCAAATCCAATGGAATAATTTGTTCGATTATACTAACCAACATTTTTTGAATTTTAGAAACAATTCCATTTATATAAGCATAAAATTGTTGAATAGCTCTCATAGCTCCTTTGTAAATATTAAAAACAATACCTTGAAAGGCTTTCATTATACCTTTCATCGCACCAACTACTTTTTGCAATGAACCAACACCCATAGGAGGCATTGAAAGATATGCTCTGCTTTTAATTAGCACACAATATTTTTCAACCGTTTCTGTAAACTTGGGATGTATTTTATTTAATGCTTGTTCTATCAAAGTAGGTGTATTTCTTTTTGATCCTTTAACCGGACTTTCTTGTAACATTTGAGATAGAGAAGCAAATAATCCTTCAGACCCGACATCTTCTAAAGCACCTGATAAACCAGCAGGAGTTTTTTTAAAAGCAGCAAATTTTCCATTTTTAGCATTAGCCCATCGAATAAGTCTTTGATATAAAGATTTTTTTATAGCAACTTTTCTTAATTTTACAGCATCTCTATATTCTACAACAGTACTAAAACTATCCACGCCCTTTACCAACATAAAAAGATATGCTTTATACATCCATAAACGATCTCTGGTTATTTTTTGTAATTCTAGTAATGCTTTTTTACCTTCTTCAGAGTTCAACAAATTACTTTGTTTTTCTAAATCATTTATACCGTTAATTTCTCTATATCTCCATATTGTTGTTGCATCCGCCATAATATATGTTAAAATATTTATCCGATGGATCAAAATATTAAAGGGGTAATAGGAATAGCCGGAAATGCCTTTGTAGGAAAAGATTCTTTCTGCAAGGCACTCATAAAAACTTTCGATGAAAAGTTTAAGATTAAAGCAGTGAGACGTTCTTTGGCTGGAGATACAATAAGAAAAAACTTAAAAGAAATATCTAAAAATCATTTTAGTATAGATATAGAAAATCCCACTATAGAAGAAAAAAAATTAATTAGACCCTTCATGGTAGAATATGGACTATTAAAGAGAAGAATATCAGAAGGACGATATTTTATAGACCAATTCGAAGATTCTGGCATTATAGATATTATAACCGATATTAGATATACCGAATACCCTAAAGATGAATTATATTGGTTAAAAAATGAAAAAAACGGATTTCTTTTATTTTTAGATCGAGATGGTATTGATCCTGCAAATGAACATGAAAAATACCATAACAAAATTTTAAGAAATAATTCAAATTTTTATTTGAAAATTCCTACATTTGAAAATAATTTTGAACAAGAATTATTACAATATGCTGAAAAAATAGCAGAAAAATTCTACCATTTTCCAACCGGACATTTTTCGGCCTTTAAATAAGTTTTAACAGCCATATAACATCCACATTTGGAACATCTTTCTTGATCTTTTATATAAAATTCACAAGAATTACATATAGATAATCTTCTGGATTTTTCACTTTCATCAACATTCAATGGATTTCCGGTTGCAACGCTATGAATATTTCTAACAATACTTTGACCAACATTTTGAACCATTTGACTCATAGGTGGTGGTTTATGAGCCTGAACTTTTTGTCCGGCTAATTCTCTGATTTTAGATGCTTGTTGTATTTTACTTTTTAATTCTTCTCTGTTCATAATTTTAAAATTTTGTATCTTCCTTTTCCCAAAGTTTTGAATGAGCATCAACCTTAGTACTGACTACATTTGAAAAATAAGAATTTTGTTTAAATGTATGGACAACCTTAATTATCATCCATTGTCCTAAAAATCTGTCACTAAATGGATCAGGATCACCGTCACCAGCAATCGAATCTATGAAAATAAACCTACCCGGTGCTCTAATGGTCAAGCCTCTAACCGTAAACGATAGTGCCTCATTTAAAAATAAAGCATCTTTGATCATTTGATTTCTAGCATAAAAAGAAAAGAAATTATTAGCATTTCTTTGATCATCTGTATTAAAATAAGTCGGTAAAAAAACATTGTCTATAGAAACAGATTGTTTTTTGGTTTGATTTAGATTCAATAAAATTTGCGCCTTATCTCGTTTCTCTACAAAATTATAAAGTCCGGCCTCGGCTAAATTTTCCATTTTACTTACAACACCTTCAGCCGTATTGTCACCGAATACGATGTGAAACATTCCGTTTTTAAAATCATAAGTATGAACCGGACTATTAACTATTTTTTTATCATCCGAAGAAACCATAGGAGAATATTGATAGGAAATAATTTTATTTCCGGTTCCGGAAATAAAATTAAATATATCATTCCCACCATCTGCCCATGCTCTTGGACTATAAGGTTTATTTTTATCCCCTATTCTATCACCCGAATCAACCTCATTTAAAAATAACCGTTCGACTTGTTCTTCTTTAGATCTATAAAATAATTCTCTTAAAGATACAAGTCTCCATTCTTTTTCTTTTTGAACTCTAGAAATTCTTAAAAAAACCGGACCTTCTTCATCGGTTCCAGCATAAGGTATCATATATTCCAAATCTTCCAAAGCAGTAGAAATCGCAGGAGATGTATAAAATATATTATTTCTTGTATCACCCCCAACCCACTTTCCACCAGTAACATTAAGAAGAGCACAATCGCTTAGTTTTTTATTTGGTTCTTTTATATTTCCACCTTCATCAAATCCTATGTTAATATAAGATTCATCTGGATTTTTTCCGGCAGTATCTAAAATGGATCGAATCGCAATATTAGCCGGAATCATTCTAGTATCATCTGTAGGCATCTGTGTACTATTAGGATCATTTAAAAATCCTTTACCTATACTTGTAAGAGAATATGCCATACCCTCCTTTGCGGTTGACCATTCTAGATTTTTCTCTGATAAAATTTGATATCGCTCATCACAAAAATACAATTTTCTTCTTTTTACTTTGTTTTCTTTGGTGTCTATATCTTCTATATCGTATATAACACAATCAAAAGACATCTGCCATTTTTGTTTAAATTCATCGGATGTTTTATCAATAGACCCATCAAATAAAGAAATTTTACTATTCTCCTTAATTATAGGTAATATATTTATACTCATTTTATTTCGACCATCGGTTCTAAAAATAAAAGGAGCTTTATCATTATTTTCTTTTGATTTTCTTTCAAAAGTTTCAAAATCATTATTTAATATTAAAAATCCTTTAACCGCCCAGTCCATCAAACTTTCTTCTATACATAAAGTATCGATAAAAAAGAAACGTACAGCAAGCGGTTCGGTGTCAGGTAATTGATTATATAAATATATTTCAATATAATATTGTTGATCGCCTATTTGATGTAGAAATCCTTTATCTCTAATAAAATTTGATGATGTAATATCTAATATCATAATATATTACAGGTTGAATCATCCACGTTTTTTAATAAATTTGCATGTATCTGGTTAAATGAAAAGGTTACATTACAAATAATCTCAGAAGGATCTTGGTGTGATAATTTAACATCTGACAATGATACAGGAAAAGCATGATGATATTTAAATCCTATTACTTTATTATTATATTCGTCTAGGGCATAGGTTGTAACAGTTGTAACAAAATCATACATTGTATTTTGTATAGCACCAATCCCAGCCGAATTATCCTTTGTCTTATAATTAAATTCTGGTATACCGGATTTTTGATCATTAAATAGATTTATCCATTTCCATAAAATCCAATAATTCTTCCAACCATTATCAACAACAAAAGGAACATTTAATCCGGTATAAGAGGGTCTTGATATTGAGGTTGTTTTTAAAACCTGTCCACCGAAAGGAACATCTATAGCCGGAACACTAACAGTAGGAACCGGAGATCCATAACAAGTATATTGTATTGTATCTGGATGAAAATCTTCACTTAATAAAACATCAAACTTACCTTTAAAAAATTTTGGCAAATCCAAAACCAATAAAAATTTATCGTTTCTGGCTCTATTTAAAACAGCTTGATTCATATAAAATACTTAACAACTATTAAAAAAATACTAGAGGATTATAACCTTCCTCTGATTTTAGTTCTTCTTCTTTTTTACTATTAGATTTCCATAATAACTCAGGACCGTATTGTTTATACTCATAATCATATTTATTTTTTGATATATTTGGATTCCATTTTAACAATTCGGATTGAAAGTCTAAACCCTCTTTTATTTCAGCTGGGTTTTCAGCAACTGTTCCTTCGGGTAAATAAACCAAAGGAATCGAAAAGTTAACTTCTTTTTTTATTATATTAACCGTGCCAGAAAGAATCGAGCTTTTTTTGATAAGATCCGAATTATCTATAAAAGGATTCATTCTCAAAGGTCTACCCTGATCATCGGTTTCTCTAACATTAAAATATTTTTGAGCCAATGAAGGTTCTAATATAAATAAAGCCCATACCAAAGACCAAACCCTGTCATCACGATCAGTTTCATTTTTTTTAGAAAATGTATAGTTGGGTAATTGCACGAATTCGGCTATTTCTATAAGAGTATCAAGATCAAATATTTTTACAGCCTTTAAGCTATCCACCCAATAACGGAAATTTGTCATACTTCTATATCTAGTATTCGTATGATTATATATACCTAATCTATTTTCGTTATTATAATGCTGAGACATTCCCTCAAATTTATAAGTTACAACCGATTCGTAATTATGCGTTCGTGCCACTACATCTAAAACCTGTTGACCGTAATTGTTATTTTCGATTAATATAGGCGGTCTACCCCAATCATTGGCTATTCCGATAAGTCTGGTTCCAAAATGATAAGGAGTTATAGTATTAGAAGCAAATATAGCAACTTGTTCTATATTGGTTAAATCGGACACATCTAAAATCTGAGCAACCGTGTTTGTTCGTCCTATTCCTTCACCAACGTCTACCCCTATAATATAATGACTTGTGGGGTTTGGTTGTTTGTAAATTTTATAACTACCTTCATCTGTTGCCAAAATAGGTTCCTTACACTGTTTTTTTAATTCTTCTAACAGTTCGGCTGATATAACCGATTTACCCGGCGCATGGAAAACGTTCTCATGTTCTTGTTGGAATGTTTGTAACGATCCCAATGATTTTATTTCATTCCTTTTCCATTCATCGTCTCTTTCTTCATTTTCGCTCCAATGAACCTTTTCCAGTTTCCATCCGCTATCGGGTTTTTGTGCTTCCAAATATAACTGATAAAATTTATTTTCCTTGTCTGCTCCATTCGGTGTGGATATTCCAACAATCTGACTTTTTTTGGATGATGTAATAGTAGGTATAACAGATTTCCATAATTCTTCCATTAGATCATTTTGTATATGTGCCATTTCGTCAACTATGAGGCATTGATGTGATAATATATTATTAGAAATATATTTATGATTATCTACAACCTCTAAAAATTCATAAACAGGATCATTATTTTCGTATTCCTCTTTTTTTATTAAAGAAATATTAT